CCTCGTTCCATACTTCATATTCCCTTTCAGAGGCCGGGAATAATATGTCATCACCGTTAATACGAACTCTCGTCTGCAGGGGCAGCAAACGACCGGCTGATTTCTCCCTAGCAATATGCCATACAACATAATTATATATGCATAAGACCGGGAAGGACATTAAATTCCCCATAAGCTGTCCTCTCGCTTGGGCAACACATGAACCGTCCGGGTAGACGATCGTCTTACCCGTCATGGTATGCTTTAAGACAGATCGGAGACTGTCCACCGCGTCTTGCGGTATGAACGGCATAGCGGATGCAACATACTCAGAGACACAGTCTCCAATTACGCCACAAATCGCCTCGCTCACCTCAGGATGAAATCCGTCAGTAGCGGCTGTGTAGTCACCGGATACATAGAGCTCCTCTGGTCTTCGTTCTGGAATATCGCTTACCTTGGGGGGACCATCGATTAAAAACATCGGAAATGTTCTTAAAAGGTCCCAAACGCCCTTTCGAACGTTCTCAAGGAAGATCGAGCTTCCAGTCTCCTTCGTAATAACCCTTGCTTTTAGAGGTCCGGGCGCGATCGCCGCCTCTACGGTTGATCTATCGTAATCTTCCGAAAACGATGCAAAGGTTACATCCCTCCACGATGGGCAAAAAGGGATTGATCTGTCACCCTCGCCAGAAGTGACAACTATCGTCGGGGCTTTTAGATACAGAGGATCCTTTCGGAGAGTACTCGCATTGCGCTCCTCTCTTACTTCGAGCATATCCTCTAAGATCACATCCGTGATCGTATCTAATGCCTTCTTCTTCCCACCCAATCTCGCCGGGGCTTCTAAACACCCTCGGGATGAGATCGTGGGAACTCGGTCAAAATTGAACTTAGCACCAAAAAGAAGCGTTTGGGTAAGTTCGACAGCCCTTTCCAGGTCACTGTCAGGCACACGGGGAACCGTCTCCGATAGTGTTGTCTTATGTTTATCTAAAGCTGCGGGTGCTAACACCTTGGCAACTTGTAAACTGACAAACCGAGACCGTATTTTCGAGATGGAATACTCATAGAGCTTATTTCCGTATCTCCCTCCACAAAAAGCTTTAATGGACTGCGCTATTTTTGCGGGTTCGTCGGCTTTATACAGTACTTGACTGATACCTTTCGTTAGGAGATCCGTAGTTCTATGAGTAAACACTTTGGTGTGGGTATGGCGGAAGAGGTGGAAAAGAGATGAGGTAAAGGTGAAAAGAAGGTATTCGGTGGGCGTTAATCCACACCTTTTTTTAATATGGCGATTCTGTCGGCCCCATATGGCAGCCTTCTCAATTTTCATCCAAGAGACTAACATCGCCTTATTAGCCCCCTGGGAAAAAGTCTCCAAAGTGTGTTTACTCATGCTTTGATTTTATGTTGGAACGTGCATATGTGTCTGTCACCCAAGGAGTATCATCATCGGATGTTTACCCTCATCCTAGACATTCCCGTGCGCTGCCGTGACCCCGTCGACCAGGGGAACGGAGGAGTCAGGGTCAATCGCTAAAAAGCCCTTGGACCCCCGCACATCTTTTTACACTGTTCACAGCTTAGAACAGGACACACATTCGCCACGGTAACCACACATAGAACCTGCCATACAGCAAGTGGAGGTTTGGTTCGGATGAATTTTAGCAGGCATGCGAAACGTAGTCGCGCCCATCCCACACACGATCGTGCATTGCGTATTAACCTCAGCCACTATTCCTCAGAGAATCGGGATATAGTTGGGCATATTGGTCGGAAGTTGTCTCTCCCGAGATATTTGTTATTAATTTAACTACGGAAGCCAAAATGCTTAAACTCAATCCGCAGCCCTCTACCTGAAGTCTTACCGAAGACCTATGGTTCGAAATTAATCGTTGACCATACAGGTTCGTCCCCTCTCACCAGCTTACTCAAGGATCACCCTTATACGGGATCATATCGATGATTTCATAAGTGTATCCACACTGTATGGGTCCAAAAAGCGGACGCCTCCCCTTCCGTCATCCCCTCTCTAAGGCAAGGTTATTACGATCCACGAGACCTCAGTCCCATGGCTACGCAAGCCAGCCCTTCGAGCTGTCACGAAGTTAATCGCAACTGAGTCAGTCGGGTAATTCGGCCGTCGACAACTTTTCTACCATACAGGCTTCGTGCCTAATTGGTGATGCCGGGTCTTCGAATAAGACTCTGCTTAGAAGTAGTTTTGCCGTTCATCGTAAAAAAGGTCTCAAGGGTCCAATACGCTCACCCTCGATTCGATTTCTACTCCGGGATTGTACGTCACAATAGATTGCGTCATCCCTTTAAAACAATAAGTCACCCTGTCCGCATGTGGTGCAAAC